GATGGAATACAAACGCTGGTGGAGAGTATTATGCGTGTGGTATTGGCTCCTCTATCGCTGGTCGAGGTGCTGATTTGTTGCTAATTGATGATCCACACTCAGAACAGGACGTAATTAACGGTAATTTTGAGGTTTTTGAGAAGGCATATGAGTGGTTTACCTACGGCGCTCGTACTCGTCTTATGCCGGGGGGTAGTGTAGCTATAATCCAGACCAGATGGCATATGGATGACCTGACCGGGCGTGTTGTTACAGATATGTCTAAAAACGATAAGGCGGATCAGTACGAAATAGTTGAGTTTCCAGCTATATTGGAAATACCCGATAAAAACAGTTCCGGCTATATACAGAAACCTCTGTGGCCTGATTTTTTTGACTTAGACGCACTACTCCGCACTAAAGCGTCAATGCCTACGTTCCAATGGAACGCTCAATATCAACAAGAACCAACGGCAGAAGAAGCCTCTATTGTAAAACGGGAATGGTGGCAGTCGTGGGGTGAAGATAAAGCGCCTATGTGTGAGTACCTGATAATGTCTTTGGACGCAGCTGCTGAGTCTCATAACCGAGCTGACTTCACAGCACTCACAACATGGGGCGTTTTCTT